TCTTTTTTAAAACAAAATAAAACATGGCTTGTTCATTAACAGTTGGCTACTCACTCGGATGTAGAACGTCAGTAGGCGGTGTTGAATGGGTGTCATTCATAGCTTACGGAAATAAGGGAACAGTAACGGCAGCTTCCGGCACAATAACAGCGTGGACTGTTGGCGGTGGTCAGTTCTTTAAATACGAACAGGAAGAAGAAGTAAGCGAGGCTACAAGCAACGAAACACTTTCACGTCCTAACGGAACTATCTTTTACGCACAGGAAATTAAACTCGCTATCAATGGGCTTACTGCTGCATTACGTCAGGAATTAAAACTGCTTGCACAGAATAGACTAATTGCTATCGTGAAGATGCGTGACGGTCAATCATGGGCTTTTGGTTTGGATTATGGACTGATGAAATCGGCTCAGGCTTCAAAGTCAGGTTTGGCTTTTGGAGATAGAAACGGATATGAGATTACATTCTCAGGAAACGAAGCAAACGATATTCAGCTTGTAAGTTCATCTGTTGTAACTTCATTAGGATTGTAAATAATTATTATATTTGCAGCATTAACGTTCTTTATATAATCTGGTTTTTAGAAAGACCCTTGCAATTTGCAAGGGTTTTTTTATTATATTCGCAGCATGAAAATACTTTTAGTCTATAATTTAGGCGGTGCAGGTAGCAACTTCTACCGATTAGAAATGCCGCACCATCACTTAGGGGAAAATTACCCTGTTGAACTTTGGAGCGTTGGCGATATAAACGAGATTGAGGACTTCGGAAAATATGACTTTGTAATCTTTTCGCGTGGTATTAATTATGACGGCTATACAAAAGAAATAGCTAAGAAGATAAAAGAGAAAACAAAATTAGTTTTAGATTTAGACGATTATTGGCGGCTTGGTCCGGGTCATATACTTTGTAAGGAATGGCAAGAACATAAGACTTCGGAGCAAATAAAAGAAGCTATTGAAGTTTCAGATCATGTAATTGTAACTACTAAATATCTTGCTAAGTCGGTAAAAGGAATTAACCGAAACGTTCATGTAATACCTAATGCAGTATTCCCTGAAGTTTACAAGCAGTTTCAATATGAAAAGATTGAGCGAACAGATAAATTAAGATTAGGCTGGATAGGTGGGTCTTGTCACGTTGAAGACATAGAGTTATTGTATTGGTTTGCTCAAGATGTGTATAATCAATCTTTGCCTGTTCACTTTAACTTTGTTCACGATGGAAATAAAGAAGGGGTGTATGAGTATTATAAAAGGATAATAACGAATGACTATAAGAATGAAAACTACACAGCACTCCCGACTACCGATGTTTATTCTTACGGACTACATTACAATTCTTTTGATGTTGCATTAGCACCTTTACGGAATACTGAATTTAACACAAAAAAAAGCGAGTTAAAAGTAATTGAGGCAGGCTTCCATAAGAAAGGATTGATAGTGTCCGATGTAAAGCCATATACAGACATTTGCAACGCTAAAAACTCTATTATAGTAAAGTATAGCGAAGACTGGGTAAAAGGCGTTAAACGCTTAATTGAAAGCCCTGCATTATTAGAAGACATAAGTGAGCAGTTATACTTGGACGTTCAGAAGTTTCACGTATCGGAAGTAAATAAAAAAAGATGGGAGTTGTATCAATCTATTGCACAAAAGTAGATTTCTTCTATTTAGAAGTATGATTAGTATTGTAAAGGCTTCTGCTAATACGGTAGTTGTTACGTTGGCTGAAAAGACTACATTAACAGGAACGGTTTATTATTTGTGGAAATTCGTAAACGATCAGGACGGAAGTATTGACTATTGTATAGCAACTGATTTAAGTTCTTACACATATCGTTATAATAAATTTACAATTACCGAAACCACAAACCCAATAGCACTAAGCGGGCAGGTAAGTTTACAAACAGGCTTTGGAAAGTATTATGTTTACGAACAGGCAAGCAGCACCAATTTAGACCCCACAGGATTAACACAGGTAGAAGAAGGTAAATATTTAGTAACAACAACACTACCGACTGAATACTCACACACCCAAACAATAAACGAATACGTGTATAATGGCTAATAAATTAATGACTTCATCAGCTATAACTTACCTTTCTTTTGAAGAAACGAAGATACCCGTATTTAAAGAAGTAAAAGGAAAAGACTGGATATTCTACGGGGCGAATAATCTTTACCCCAATGAGTTGATTGATTTGTTCAGCCGTTCAACTACACACAATACTATTGTAAATTCAAAGAGCGAATACATTGCAGGGCAAGGACTGCGTTCTAAATCTTTAAACACTTCCGACCAAGTAGCTTTTCAGATTTTCAATAACACATTTACAAGCGGAACAGTAGATAGTTTATTCGCAAAAGTGGCATTAGATAACGAACTTTTTAACGGGTTTGCTTTACAAATGATACCTACTAAAAAAGGCGGATGGACAGCGTATCATGTTAGCTTTTCACGTATAAGAGCAAATGAAGATAGGACTACATTCTACTATTCAGAGGATTGGAGTAAGTATAGGCAAGATGCTGACGATACAGGCTATAAAGAGTTTCCTGCATTTGACAAAGACAAGAAAAAAGAAAGTATTTTATACTTTGTAAATTATCGACCTAAAAACGGAATGGACACTTACCCCACTCCAAACTATTTACCTGCTACTCCTTATATTGAGTGTGATTACCAGATAGCAAATTTTCACGTAAATAATTTAAGGAACGGGTTTACAGGTTCTACTATTATCAACTTTTTTAATGGTGAGCCAACACCGGAAGAACAAAGAAAAATCGAGCAGAAGTTAAAACGTAAATTTGCAGGGACAGATAATGCAGGCGGTGTGATACTTGTATTTTCAGACAGTAAATCAAAAGAGCCGTTAATAACAAATATTCAGCCGTCTGATTTTGACAAACAATTCGACATACTTAATAAGACAGTTGAAAGTAAAATATTCATAGCACACAGCGTTACTTCACCTGCTTTGATGGGAGTAATGACAGGCGCAAGTTTAAACCAAAACAAAGACGAGTTAAAAGATGCCTTTGCAATGTTTAACGAAACATATATCACTACACGTAGAAACAAGTTATTAAGCGTATTTAATGAGTTCGCTCAGATGTATGGGGTTAGTCAGGGGCTTGAGGTAATTGATTACAACCCATTCAAATTTACTTTGTCAGATGCTGATGTTTCTTTGGTTCTTACACCTGAAGAAAAGCGTAAATGGATTTCTGAAAACCTAAGTGTTAAATTGATTAATAATTCAGTCCCACCTACTCAAATGTCAACGCACGTAGAATGCGCTCACGAATTTGAGGAAGCGGACGAAGATAGTATTTTACAAGTCTTTTCTGAGTATGGAGTTCCGGCTGAAAACTATTCTTTTATTAAAACTAAGTTCGTACATAAACGCAGACCGATTAAATTTGCAGACGTTATAACAGTAGAAATAAGCAAAGACGAAGGTAAGGTCCTAAGTGCAATAAAAGGTAATCCGAAAGGCGGAATAAACGAAATTGCGGATGCTGTAAAATTAGATAGTAAAGTAGTTTTAGACATAGTAAACAAATTGCAAGAAGACGGACTACTTGAAATTGACGGAACAAACTACAAAGTAACAAGCGCAGGAAACAAGACCTTAAAACAAAACAACGTTTTAAAGATTAAATCTATGTATCAATATGCATTAAGTCCTTATGCGCCCCCATTAGTTCCGGGTGGCGAAAGTAGAAAGTTTTGTGAAAAGCTGATGGGTTTAAATAAACTTTACACACGCAACGAACTAAGTCAAATTTCGCAAAGAGTTTACGGAGATGAAAATAGTGTGTGGATAAGACGCGGAGGTTTTTATCGTAATCCAAACACAGGTGAAACTACTCCTTTCTGCCGTCACATTTGGGCTTTAGTAACAGTAATCGAGAAATAAGATGGCAGCAACAAACGTATATTTTATAAGCGAAACCCAATTAAAAGAGGGTAGTATTATTGACGAGAATGTGGATATGAAGGCTTTAAAGCCTATGATATTAATTGCACAAGACCAACGCATACAACCTATTATCGGTAGCGGTCTTTACAATCAGTTAAAAACACAAATACAGGCTAACACCTTAACGGCACTTAATACTACTTTGTTAGATAGCTACATTACGCCTGCTTTAAAGATGTGGGTTATTTATGAATATACAATACCGGGAACTTATAAATACAGAAATAAAAACGTAGGCAAGCAGTCAGGCGAGAATAACGAAGCTGCCGATTTAGATAGCCTTTTGAGATTGATGGATTACTGGAAAGACAAAGCGGAATGGTATTCAGAAAGAGTGACTAAATATCTAAGTGAAAATGATAGTTCTTATCCGTTGTATTCTAATCCCGGTGACGGAATAGACACTATTAATCCAAACGGTACTAACTATACAACGAATATTTATTTAGGAACAGATAGCGGTTGTTGTTTTGACGGGCAAACTGAAATAGATATTATCTAATGGCTTTAACGCAACCATATACATATAATCAGGTAGTAACTTTGTTTAACGACATTGCTACTAATCACTATCAAATATATTCATTTGTAGATGGGGATTTATGGGAAGCAATGGAAAGTAACCAAGCAACTCATAAAAAGTTTCCTTTATTATGGGTTAGACCTTTATCGGCTAATTTAGAGTTTCCTTTTGAAACCGTGCGGATGGGAATAGCCGTAATGGACTTAGTGAATACAGACGAAAGTAACGAGAACGAAGTATTAAGTGATACCCTTACAATACTTTCAGACATTAAAGCTATTTTAGACACTCCTGCTTATGCAAATACATTTATAGTTTCAAAGAATGCTTCACTTACTCCATTTACTGAGCGTTTCAGCGCAAAGGTTACAGGGTGGGCAATGGAATTAGATGTAAAAATTCAATGGGTAAAAGACCGTTGCGCAATTCCGATTTCGGGTGCGCCAACAGTAAACAATCTTTGTAAACCGGTATTAGTTTATGACCAGAACGGAAACCTATTAGCAACCGTTCCAAGTGGCGGAACTTATACCGATAGTACAGTAGGCGCAGATGCAACCGTCCGTAATACAGATAGTACCTACTCGGTGCAAGTAGCGAGTGGAGGGACTTTAATTTTAGCGGATACTACATACAATTTTTACGTTAATGGAGTTTTAGACCAGACAGCAACGGTAGCAAGCATGGTAAATCAAACATTTAATATTCAGTAAGGAATGCCAACTACAACTATAAATTTAACGGGTCAAGCACTAAGTAAGGTAGATGATACAAACGTAACGCTAACACTTGGCGGCACACCTGCAACGTCACTTTTAAAAGCTACTTCATTAACTTTGGGATGGAGTGGTCAGTTATCGGTGGCAAGGGGCGGTACGGGTCTAAGTGCTTTAGGAACTGCCTCACAATTAATTCGCGTAAATGGTGCAGGAACGGCTTTAGAATATTTTACTCCGACTTATGGAAGCGGAACGGTAACAACCGTTTCAGTAGTTTCGGCTAATGGCTTTGCAGGAACGGTGGCAAATGCAGGAACGACACCTGCAATAACATTATCAACTACAATAACGGGCTTATTAAAAGGTAACGGAACGGCAATTAGCGCAGCAAGCGCAGGTACAGATTATGAAGTTCCTTTAACATTCAGCACAGGATTAACGCGAACCGTAAATACTATTACCATTGATAGTACCGTAGTAACCTTAACAGGTGCGCAGGCTTTATCAAATAAGACAGGGTTAATAAGTCAATGGACTAATGATGCGGGTTATTTAACTTCATTATCGGGTGCGGTAACTTCTGTTTCAGGAACGACAAATAGAATAACATCAACAGGTGGGTCAACACCTGTAATAGATATTTCAGCTTCTTATGTAGGTCAAACGTCAATAACTACTTTAGGAACTATCGGAACTGGTACATGGCAAGGAACTATAATAGGTAAATCATACGGAGGAACAGGTGTAAACATAGGAACTACTGCATTAACATTAGGAACTGCAAGCAGCGCAGCAGGAAGTATAATATTACAGAATGCTACCAACGCAAATACGGTGACAATAAATTCTGGTGTTGTTTCTGCTTCCTATTCATTAACACTTCCAACAGCACAAGGTGGCGCAAATACATACTTAAAGAATGATGGTGCAGGAACTTTGTCTTGGGCAGCAGCAGGGGGTGTGGCAGGCTCAGATACTCAGGTTCAATTCAATGATGGTGGTGTTCAAGCGGGTGACGCAGATTTTACGTGGAATAAGACTACAAATATTCTAAATTCAACAGGCGGCTATAATGTAAACGGGACAAAAACTATAAGAAGAAGCGCAATAGAAACAATCATATTTGGTGATGGTGCAGGTGGTGGAAATTACAATACAATAGTAGGTGATGAAGCTACATATTTTGCTAATAGCGGAACTAAAAATTGTATTTTTGGTCAGTCTGCTTTGAGTTCTTCAGGCACTGTTTCATATAGCATTTTTATGGGGGCTGAATCTACTGGGGCAGCAAATACAAATACGCAAATAGCAATAGGATATTTAGCAACGGCAACAGCGGCAAATCAGGGAGTTTTGGGTTCAAATAATGCCAACGGTTATATTTCTAACTGGTATTTTAACGGAGTAACACATACGGCTGCTTATGCTACTATTTTAAATGCGTGTGGTGGGTCAGGAACTAATAACGCAGGTGCTTCTTTAACTTTTTCAGGTGGTAAATCAACGGGCAGCGCAGCAGGCGGGTCTTTGGTTTTTAAAACATCTACAACATTAGGAAGTGGAACGACATTACAAAGTTTAGTTTCAAGACTAACTATTAGCGGTGGCGCAGTAACAACAGATGCTTCAACTGCAACGTGGGCAGATGCTTTGGACTTTGTTTTTGGGACAACAACAGGAACTAAATTCGGAACGACAACAACTCAAAAGTTAGCTTTTTGGAATGCTACTCCGATAGTTCAACCAACAACAGCGGTAGGGTCAGCAACATTAACAAGTCCGGGGGCAGGAACTAATATTAAATCAGACGATACATTTGACGGATATACTTTGCAGCAAGTTGTAAAGGCACTTCGTAATCTCGGAATTTTGGCATAATAAAAAATTAATTATATTTGCAGACATGAGAATTTTCACAATACCACAAACAGAAATAGTAATACAGCCTGAAGTGAAGGCAAGCGGAACAGAAGTAAGATTAAGCCAAGTAGTAGATGACGGGGGCTGCGTAATGGCTTCATGGTCGTTTGCGGGAAAGGTTTTCTCTGAAGTTCTATGGGACGAAAACAGCACCCCTACCTACGCTCAGATTGGGGCGTGGACGGACACCGATGTAAATAATCGTATAACTGAATTTATAAATAAATAATGGAAAAAGTAACTATCACTCTGGAATTAGCCAACGCAATTACTCAATACTTGGGAACACGACCTTATCAGGAAGTTGCTTCATTAATTGCTGAAATACAAAAGCAGTATGCGGAAGCGCAATCATTAAAGGTTGTTAAAGATGAAATTAAGCCTTAAAAACTATTACCACCCAACGCCTAAATTTTGGCGCAAATTAGGGGACGCTATTCTTTACGGATGCGGGTCAATCGGTGCGACAGGATTAATAGCTTTTGACGAACTAAAGGAAGTTTTTAGTAGCGTTGAATTAAAGGCAGTTATTGGTGGCGTTCTTATTCTTGGTTTTTTGGGTAAATTTCTAACCAACTTTTTTAAAGAAGAAACGCCACAGCCATGAGTGAAATAGAGGAAATAAAGTCACGGGTTACCAAGATTGAAAGTGAACAGCGAACGATTGTTAATTCGCTTAGTGAAATTCAGCATTCTATTAAAAATCTCGAACTTTACATGATGGGCAATAAAGATGCTGGGGTTAAGGGAATAATCGGTGAGATGCAAACACTACGTTTTGACTTAGGTAAAGACTACACAGACGA